CCCAAAGACAATATAGTTCAAATCGAGGAAAAGCAGGAAGAAAAAATTGTAATTGATGAAGCTTCAGGTGAAACTATACCTCCTTTAGTTGTTCATCAAGCACCAGGCGTCTATACAGAACACCATCAGATTGATGGACCAGCCAAAAAGTTAGAGCCTAAGTATGATTATGAAGAAGAATTTGCCTTCAAAGAAAAAGAAGAAAAGGCAAAGAAAGACAAGCAAATTAAATTAGATGGTGGTGACTTTTAAAAAGGAAAATTATGAGTATACTTGATAAGATTAAGAAGAACAGTAGCATTAAAGAATCAGCAATTCTTTCAAAGTCTAAGTTCTTTACTGATAAAGATATGATTCCCACAGCAATTCCCATTATCAATGTGGCGTTGTCTGGTCGTTTGGATGGTGGTTTAACACCAGGTCTTACAATGTGGGCCGGTCCATCTAAACATTTTAAAACAGCCTTTAGTTTACTGATGGCAAAATCTTATTTGGACAAATATGAAGATGCGGCTCTTTTATTCTACGATAGTGAGTTTGGTACTCCTCAAAGCTATTTTGACAGTTTCGGCATCGATACTGAGCGTGTATTGCACACTCCCCTTACAGATATCGAACAGCTCAAATTCGACATTATGCAGCAACTTACGAACCTTGATAGGGGTGACCGATTAATTATTGTGATTGATTCTATTGGTAATCTGGCTTCGAAGAAAGAAGTTGAAGATGCACTTGAAGGCAAATCGGTTGCTGATATGTCCCGTGCTAAGCAAGTTAAGAGTTTGTTTCGTATGGTCACACCACACCTTACAATGAAAGATGTGCCAATGATTGTTGTGAATCACACCTACAAAGAGATTGGTATGTTCCCTAAAGACATCGTAGGTGGTGGCACAGGTTCATATTACTCTGCCGATAATATTTTTATTATTGGTCGCCAACAAGAAAAAGAAGGCACCGAAATTGTCGGTTACAATTTTATAATTAATGTAGAAAAAAGTCGTTATGTTAAAGAAAAATCTAAAATTCCCGTTACTGTATCTTTCGATGGTGGCATTAGTAAGTGGAGCGGTCTACTTGATATTGCACTTGAATCCGGCCATGTTGTTAAACCTTCCAATGGTTGGTATAGTCAAGTAGACGAGAACGGTGAAATCCAAGAAAAGAAATATCGAATCAAAGATACTGACACCAAAGAATTCTGGTTACCAATTCTAAAGCAAAAATCATTTCAAGATTTTATTAAGAACAAATATCAAATTGCAGCAGGTAGTATTATGCAAGAAGAAGATGTTGAACAGGCTTTTGAAGTTGAAACTATGAATGGTGCAGATGATGAGTGATATTGATACAAAAGTAAAACATTCCAAAAGACGGCATAAAACTATTGCTCATGATGTGTATGAGCAAAAGAATGGTATTAAACATAGCCATCATTCGGATAATCCAAGAAAAGTAGTAAAAGAAAAAACAATCCAAGAAAAACGATTTGATGGGGTTAAAGATGACTGAAGGTATAGATTATTGTTTCATTTACCCAAAAGATGATAGTACCGCTGTTCACATTCGTTTGTTAGATGGTCCATATAAAGATACCGTTTTCAAATATGGTAAGGTAAAGTTTGAAGAAAAAGATGAGCAAATGTATTTACTTTTTGCTTATGATGTGATAGAATCTACAGTAGGTAAGCCAGCAAAGTTAGAGAAGGATGAAAAATTTAAAAACTATATTGGTGACCTACTCGTTGAAATTATGGGCAGTAATATTGAACAGGAAATAATTGATGAAGCTGGAACAAGCGATATTAAAGAATCTAATCTATAATGAAGAATATCTTAGAAAAGTATTACCATTTTTAAAGAATGAATATTTTAGTGGTAATGTAGAGAAAACACTATTCAATGAAATTACATCATTCACGGAAACTTACAATACTACGCCAACGATTGAAGCACTTAGTATTGCCATCAAAGAAAAGAGAAATCTTACAGATGATGATGCTAAGAGAGCAGAAGATTATCTTACGGAAATTGAAACTCATCGTGAAGAAAAAACCGAGATTCAATGGCTTGTTGACAAAACCGAAAAATTCTGCCAAGAGAAAGCCATCTACAATGCAGTATTGGGGTCTATTTCAATTCTCGATGGTAAGGACAAAAATCACGACAAAGGCCAGATTCCCAAGATATTATCGGACGCCTTGGCCGTTTCATTTGATAACTCAGTAGGTCACGATTATTTACAGGACTCAGATGCTCGATATGAATTCTATCACAGAAAAGAGGAAAGAATACCTTTTGACTTGGACTACTTTAACAAAATCACAAAAGGCGGTCTACCTGCTAAGACACTCAATGTCGCTCTTGCTGGCACTGGTGTTGGTAAATCTCTTTTTATGTGTCATGTGGCTGCATCGTGTATGGTTCAAGGCAAGAATGTTCTATACATCACTTTGGAAATGAGTGAAGAAAAGATTGCAGAACGAATTGATGCAAACTTACTAAATGTAACTATTGATGATTTGATGGACTTGCCAAAAGATATGTATGACAAAAAAGTGGCTAGAGTCCGTGAAAAGACTACAGGCAAATTAATCATCAAAGAATATCCAACTGCCTCTGCTTCAACTATTCATTTTCGGACATTATTAAATGAACTTAATCTCAAGAGGTCTTTTGTACCTGACATTATATTTGTTGACTATCTCAATATCTGTTGTAGTGCTCGTATTAAGGCTGGTGCGAATATTAATTCCTACACCTACGTTAAAGCAATTGCAGAGGAATTACGTGGCCTTGCTGTTGAGTTTAATGTTCCTATTGTATCTGCTACACAAACTACCCGCTCAGGATTTACTTCCAGTGATCCGGGACTTGAAGATACGAGTGAATCGTTCGGACTTCCCGCCACCGCAGACTTGATGTTTGCATTGATTTCTTCAGAAGAACTAGAAGAACTTGGTCAAATCATGGTCAAACAATTGAAGAATCGATATAATGATCCAACTTTTCACAAACGATTCACTCTTGGTGTTGATAGAGCCAAAATGAAACTGTATGATGTTGAACAGGCTGCACAGATGGGTATCGCTGATGCTGGTCATGATAAACCTTTGAACACATTTGGTACCAGAGAAGAACGACCAAAGAAATCATTTAGTGGATTTAAAGTATGATATTGGCCAGAGAAGATGCTCTAGTTTGTGCTAAGGCATTTCAAGATTATTTCGGTGACATCAATAGCATCGAACAATATATGCGTGATGAAAAGTTGAAGAATCTTGATGATATTCCACAAACATTATTTCCACTCGAAGATGATTTGTTCTCCGATTTTTCGATGCACCCAAAAGATATGAAAATTGAATTGGCAGAAATACCAGGAGAACAATGGGAAACATTACTTGCCATTACATCATCACATATTAACAAAGCACCAGTTGGCAGAAATATTCAGTTAGCAGTCAAAGAAGGTAACACAGGAAAGATTCTAGGTTTCATTCGTTTAGGTTCACCTGTAATCTATATGCGACCACGCAATGAACTTCTTGGACAAGTATTCTCACAGAATCCAGACACAACAAAACGATTCAATGATTCTTCTATGATGGGTTTTGTAATTGTACCATCTCAACCATTCGGTTTTAATTATCTTGGTGGTAAACTTCTGGCTGCTATTTGTACCAGTCATGAAGTGAGAGAAATCTGTAATAAGAAATACAATATGAATTTGTGTTTGTTCGAAACTACCAGTTTGTATGGTTCAACAAAAGGTGTTTCACAATATGATGGTATGAAACCATATATTCGTTTTCAAGGCATTACCGATTCTGATATGGTACCGATGATGCACGGTGAACGATATACTCAATTGAAAGAGTTTGTTGAAAGTAAAGTCGGAGATATTTTAGAAGGTGATACCAAAACTACCAGTAGAAAACTAAGAACATTCACCAAGATTATTGCTTTGACTAAAGCTGCTTTAAAAGGAACTTCTGAAGCGGAGGCATTCTCTTTAACGATTGAGAAAGCAAAGTCGTTGACAGAGATAAAACGATATTACACCTCAAATTATGGTTACAGTAATTACATTGATTATCTGGCTTGTAAGACCGACAAACTTTTACCTGGTGAAAATTATGAGAAACACCATTTGAAAAATGTTATTGAATGGTGGCGGAACAAAGCTATAAATAGGTACGAAACCCTTAAATCTGAGGGCAGATTAAGAACAGAAGTTGAAGTATGGACTTCAGGAAAAGACATTCAAATTATTAGGTAGACATGGCAGACGATACCTCAAAAGCAGAATCAGCTCAAGCACTTTTTTGTGCAATGGCAGATTTTTTAGGAGCAACTAAAGTTGAAAAGGTGTTTGATG